GTTCCTGCACAATCTTGCCCCTTGCACCCTGCTGGTACGGAGTAAGTTCGCGCCCCTCGCCAAAGAACCCGACGCGAACCATCAGGTCTCCAGCCCACTCGAAAAACATATCGTTCTGCAACAGAGAGTTGGCAATCTCCCTGCGCTTTGTGCGTTCCGCCTCAATCTTCTTGGCATTATCTTTAAGCCAAGGCTTTTCGATTACATTCTTCAGACTATTCGTACTCATTACATCAATCCTCCCATTGACGCGGCGAGGTCTCCCATGCCACTCGGGTCAATCGCCTCTGACGCACGACCGACCTGAGCCGCCGCCTTAGCCTGCTGAAGTTGGATGTCCGCCTGCTCTTTAGCCGCCTGAGCCTCCTGTGCCGCCCGAGCCGCCGCCTGACGCTCGGCACGAACCTTCGCAACCTCTTCCTTATTCTTGAGTTGCAGGTCACTTGCGCCGACAAGCCTATGCCTTGTACGAACAATCTTGTCAAAGTCATAGTTGTCGAGAACCTTTGCCGCGTCCTCTATGCCAAGTTTTATGCCGTTAGCCGCAATGGATGTCGCAAAGTTCAGCGCGTTCTCCGTGCTGTTCAACTCGTGCGTCCTCTGCGCCAACTGAAGATTGCCGACATACCGCGGAATCAAATCACCACTCTTCGGTCTGACATCTCCGCCGTCATACTTGAGTACCTTGCTCTTCAGCGCATACGAGGTGAACACATTGACCACAGGGTCAAGCATCTCATCCTCAAGCATAAGGACAATGCCACCCAACTGCAACATGTTCTCAGCCTTGAGCGCGTTGATTTCAGCCGCAGTCCTCTTGTCGCCAGAGTTGATGTTCTTCAACGAATCAATCGTAGCGAACTCACCGAGGAAGAATATCTCCTTGATTCTCTGCTCAAACTCAATCGAAGCCTGCCGCGTTTCATCGCTCGTAGGCGGATTGGTCAGGATTGGCGTGACAAGTTCAGACCTCTGCTCACCCATATTGGTGTATGTCACTGCACCGCGAGACAAGTCAAGACCCTCTTCCCTGAGACTGTTGCTCGCAAGCAACGGCGGTTCAGCCCTGTTGCTTGATATCTCAAGGGTATCAAACATCAACGCCTGCAACGCACGGCACGCATTGATGGCATCGTGACCCCTGCCTCTTCCGTAGATTCCGCCAAGTTCACAATCTAACCGCGGGGCTATAATGGGGTTAAACTTATATCCTCTGACGCAAAGCACACCCTCATACCCCTTGCCCTTGTCGCCACCAGTTGAACTGCGACCCCTGAGCCAATAGATGCTTCGGTAAGCCATCGTCTTGGAAATCTCATAGTCAATCAAATCGAATGTGCCACAGGCATAGGTTGGGGCATTCGGCTCGATGAGACATTCCACGATGTAGTTCCCATCCTTGCCGTTATTTCCCTTCTTCCAGTTCTCCACGACATCAGGCGGCAACACATTGAGACCGTCACTGCCCCTTCCAAACTCGTTCACCAGTTCCTCGGCAGTCATGGCAAACCGCCTGTTGACGCGGTTGACCCTACCGTCAGCACCTACGCCAAGAGCATAAGTACCAACAGGCAGGCACTCAGCCTTCGCCAAGAACTGCTTATCCTCCTTGACGACAATGCAACAGAAACCGAAAGCAAGCAGATGCTCAAACCCCTTCTTGAACGCCCTGTAACTCCCGCTCTTGCTCATCGAATCGCATATCAGATTCTCAAGACGCTCAAGATAATCAGACTGGCTGTTCTGCCCGTCATCCTCCTGACCCTCAATCGACCATCTGATAGGCTCAAGATGAAACCACTTCAACGCGGGGTTCATCAGGTTCACAAGGAAGCCAGCGCTGCCCTTCCGCAACGCCTCAAACGGCGCGGTGTTCAGCACCTTGTTGTCTTCGTGATTCTCAGACGAATGGAAGAACTGGTCAACCTCATCGGTCAACGCCCTCTTCCCGAGAGGGTAGATGTTCTCTGCGATGTCATACAGTCCGCCCTTGATGTTGTCGAACTCAGTCACCATCGGTCTGATGGTAGCCTCGCAACGCTTCCTGATAACATTACCCATTTTCATCTGAATCAACCCCCTACTGGCGTCAAAGCACCATTGACGCTCGTGCCACTTCCGCCACTTACAGCAACGAATGTGGATTGAACGCCCTTCTTTTTCTTCTGAGTGTTGACGGCATCAGTCATATCGAGGTTCTTGGCTTCAGCCGCCTTCTTATTCTCTGCTTCCTTCTCAGCCCACATCTGCCTGCCCTGTGCTTCGGCAAGCAGTTTGTTCTGCTGGTCCATCGACCTCTTGGTCATTGCCGCACCGATTGCGCTACCCATAATCAGCCTCCAAGCATGGAAGTCGTTTCATTAAATGTCGCACGACCCTCGCCAGCAAGAGTGCTACCACCCTTCTTGGCTTTCTTCTTCGCAAGCGCACCACCCTGAAACATATCAGAGCCGCCCTTAGCATCGGCATTGCCACGCTCTGCCGCCGCCGCATTCGCCTCTTTCTCTGCCGCCGCCTGCGCCGCTTTCTCCTTCGCAAGCGTATCTTCGGCGTGATACTTCTTTGTGCTACCCATAGCAGAACTCCTTTCTAAAAGTGTACAGAATCTCCTATGCCGCATATTATAACACACAAACTTTTACACAGTCAATACCCCTTCCGTGGGGCTTGCCCCAAAAATTTTTACATATTTTTTCATATAAGGATATTTCACCTTTACCCCTACTATTTTATTATTTTATTTCACAAATACCCCCTCCTTATAAACTACCCCCTTACCTTATTACATAAAAATAACTTGACAAACAATACCTTGCCCCCCTATAATACCCCCATATCATTACGCTCGTAACTGCATCGTCCCCTGTCTCCTCACGCCTTTGCATTACCCCTCGCTTGCATTCACTCGCTTCATGATGCAGACGGCGTAAATACATCGCACTCGGAGCGCGCGTGGAAGTGCCGCCGTTCCTTTTTTGCGATTGCGTCGTCGGCAAGGGGTCCCACGCGTGTGAGTGTCGCCCACGGTGATGCGTGCATTATGCGTTGCGTTCACTGCAAGCGACACGGCATTGCGTGGTGCATCACGCCTTGCGTCGCCTTGCGCATAATGCGGGTCGCGTGGTGAACCGCCGACGGACTCGGCTCGGCTCTGATGGCTCGGCTTGGCTCTGGCTTGACGCAGTGCTGATTCGTGCTTTGGCGTAGCCAGTGCTGGGTTGCGTCGTGTCTGCGCTGTCTGCGTCAAGTGCGCTACACGCTCGCCTCAAACTTCCTGCGCATAATGCGTGCGTAGTTTTCGCCTCGTTCCGTCACCGCATTTCGGCTATTTTCGGGGCAAAAAAAAATCTTACCTACGGTAAAAACGGCATTTGGGCGGCGGTTGGTCATTTCGTTTGCATTTTTCGCCATTGGTGTTCCGTTCGTCGGATGTGACTTGAACACTCACGGATGGCGGACGACCCGCAAACAAGTGCGAGCCGAAAGGCGAGGACGGGACTGCCCAACGGGGCGCAAGCCGTAAGGCTTGGTTGTTCTTTGACAATTGAATTTAGCAGTCAGTGAAACTGACGACACGGCGATACCGAAGGTATAGGCGTAAATCAAGACGAAGTCTTGGCGATAGGTCTCTGACCCGAGTGTGGAGTGAGCCATTACGGAGTAATGTGGCTGTGACGGATGTATCGTGAGACCATAGGTCTCGGTGCAGACCTGACTGCGACAAGGTAGGTGCGGAAAAAGCCGACTTTACCCGAAGGGTACACGGAGCACGATTGGCGGAAGCGACAACCGTAGGTTGTGTGGAGCGTGATACGATAGGGACTGCCTTGACCCGAACGAAGTTCGATGACGATGTAGTATCTGCGAGTGATGGCACTACGGAGTAGTGTGCTGAGCCGAAGTAGCAGAGCATCGTAGATGGGGAACCAATAGGGCGAAAGTTGGTGCGTTATGATAGCAACACACCGAAGGTGAGGTATATCCATATCTGACGGTGATGGGTTTTGTGGGCTATATGCTTCGCATATCCCGAGATGCAATAATCAGCGCACTGGCTTCGCCAGAGGTTCTGCTAATGCGACCTGCAAGTGTGGTGCTTGTAGCCCGTCCCAAGTCGGGGAAACGCAGAGGGGCAAAACCCGAGCCAAAGGCTCACAAACGAAAAGAGGTCAAAAATGGCGCAACAGGAAACAGTCGCCGCTAACCGCAGGAACTATGGCGCATTGCCGAAGGCAACCGCCGTGAGCATCCAGTATGTCGGCAACAAGGGCAAGTTCACCGATGGGCAGTATACTGCCTGCTCGTTTATGGTGATGGTGAATGTCAAGGGCGTTTGGAAGCCCGAAGGGGCTTGGCTTCACGACGCTGGGATGAAGACCGAGAACCGCCGTGGTGTGTACACCACGATTCAGAAGGCGAAGGAAGCGAAGGAACGCATCTTGACCCGCTGGGGCGTTGCGGTTGAGGGCAAGACGAGGACGAAGTCTGCGAAGCAGAGAAGTGAACTCGCCGCCAAGGACGCTGAAATCGAAGCGTTGAAGGCTCAGATTGCCGAAATCAAGGCGATGATGGCGAAGTAAGTTGAACGAAGTTCAGAGAGGTGGTGCGATATGCAGTTCATAGAACCGAGGGAACGCGCTCCGCGTTCATCCCGTCCAAGGTGGATGAGGGGTTGTTCTGATAAGGTCAAGACTTCCCGCGATGGTCGCAGATATACGGCTGAAATCGGGTGGGAACTCAAGCCTGAGAACCGTATGTACACCACTTGCCTGAAGTTCACTGAAGTGAAAACGACTTGGAGGAGGTAATTATGGCAATTGAATTGCTGAAAGCAAAGAGGGCGGAACTCCGTCAGAGAGCGAGGTTCTACAACCGCAGGCATACTGACGGGTCTGTCAGTGTGAGAGCATACAATCTGCTTCGTGAATGTGCGAGACTTACGGTTGCAATCGTGGTCTTGACGCACTCGTAAACAATCTTGACG